CTGATATTTCGTTCAATTCGTTTTTCGTGGCGCTCTACCAGCAGCTCTAATATCTCTGGCTCTGGTGGCTGTATGGTGCCTGTCTCTAATAGTTCTCTGCGCCATTGGTTGTATTCTTTTTCATCTGTAGACCAGAATAGTTTAGAGCCTACTTGCTTAGGCTTATCCCAGATACTGGTGTAGTAGTAGCCGCCCATGCGTGTAGGGTAGCGTGTCTGATAGCCTAATTCCTGCGGCAGGATGGTGTAGCCCTTATCCATGTAGTGTACTCTGGCCATTGTGGAGTCTGGGCCTGCAGGTGTTGACTGCACACCATTGACGCCTGCGATCTCGTATAGTGTGCTAAATGTGGGGAGCCATTCGGCTGTGTCGTTTTCGATGACCAGCTCCCACTGTGCTGGGTGGTGCATCATATAATAAGGCGCATTAGGGCTAATGTTTAGCCGTGGTACTGCGCTCTGTGGCGTGTTGCCTGTCCAAGGTTGAATCATGGTCTGTTAGTCCTTTGTTGGGGGTTTAAAGTGCCTGTCCCACAAGGGGACAGGCACCAGATCAGCTGCACCATAACAGACCATAAAAGGATAGGCTGTTTAGGTGCCTGTCAAATGTTAGGCGTCTGTGACGATCTTAACGATCTTCTCATCTTCAGAGATAGCAGCACCACAGTACAAGTGGCCTACAATCTCTGTAAGTGCTTTTGATTCGTCACGCTCAAATGCTACGACTACAGGAGTCCCAGCAGGGCGAATCTCTGCACCAGCACCAGCAAGTGGACGTGGTGTGCCGATAGCATAACCTACAGCGCCAGCAGACATCATAGCGCCAATTTTGTTGCCAGCTGGGCTAGAGTTCTGGACATAGGCAGAGCGGAAGATCTGCACGCCCATAAGAGTGCCTTGGAAACCTTGCCCTTTAATGGCCAGTGCTTCCTCTACTGCTGGGCTAAATGCCAGAGCGTTATTAGTTTCAGAGCGCAGGCTATTCTGGAGATCTGCAAATTGGCGAGGTGCCAACACAGAATAGAAATTGCCCATGTTATCGTTAAGCTCTAGCTCAAAGATAGCGTCACAAAAATCATCTACTGACATGTCTACACCAGAGGTGCCTACAGAGGTGGTAGCAGAGCTAAATGTATTGCAAACGATCTCCATGATACGAGCCTCTGCAGACATAGCCATAGAATTAGCAAGTAAGAAAGGATCGATGTCACGGCCTAGGCCAGTCAAGACAGCCAGATCGGTAATGTCATATCGCAGGGCATTGCGTGCAATGGTGATCGAGCTGGTGGCTGTAGACAGTGCAGTGGCAGATACATCTGCATCTTCATCTGCTGCAGCCATAGGAGTCTTAGCTCCATATCCTGCAAATCGAAGGGTTACAGCATCTGATCCAGAGCCTGCAAGATCGCCAGCAAAAAGCAAAGCGTCTGTATTTCGAATGGTTGCCATGTCTGCCAATTGGGCACGAACCTCTGCTTCAATCATGGCAGCGAGTCGTAATCCGTCTGGCTCAAGTCCTGCAGCTGGGCTACCAGCTGAGTAGTAAATAGTGCTCATTTTTGAGTCTCCTAATTGTATAAAATTGGTTTAAAGTCTCTATTGGTTCTGCTGCTGTTACGGGTGCGACCCTACCAATTTTTGCCATCCTGCAGGCATGCTGCACAGGCTTAATACTTAAATAGCATAGCAGATCTAGCTGTGTCAAGCCAGATAAGACCATGCCTTTAAATGCACAGAATAGCCCTTTTTAAGCGTTTAAGTGTTGCAATGTATAAACACTTATGGGTATGCATAAAAATGCAGATTCCAGAGGCACCTTTTTTACGCCCGTGGATATGGGCATAGTAGCGATCCCGATTCGTCGAAAACGAAGGTTTTAGTTTTTTGTGTTTCACTGTTACGCAGTTTAGTTATTTGCGTTTTCGACGCCTGTTTTTTTTGTCTGCCATAGATATGGCAATGGCCAGAGCCTGCTTTTTTTTGTAGCCCTCACCTCTAAGTTTTTTATACTTTTTGCCTACTTTCATTTTTAGAGTCTCCTATCAAAAAGCTCTAAACAGACTTTTGGATCGGGCTGTTTTTCACACAGATCCAGTATCACTTTTTTGTTAGCTACATTTCGAATCTGTTCACATTCGGCACCAGAGGTTTTAGACTCCACACCTCTAGTAGTCATGCTACAAAACAATTCACGGCACAACAGATCACCATGCTCTGCTATGTAGTCTGCAGAGCATGGCACCTGAATCAGATCGGGCTGTGTTAGGTTGTTGGCTGGCTGGTACTGCTGCATGGTAGCAGCCACCACAGCAGCTATATCTATTTCTTCTGGCTCTGGTTTATTGCGCTCTTTATGTAGCCAAATACCGCCTACTGCCAGAGCGCCACCCAGTGCCGCTGCTATTATGGTGCTGATCATGTCACTAGTTTGCGCCATCTTAAATTAAAGTCCCATGTTTTAACGGTGCCGTCACTGGTCACACCGACTTGAAAAGCACAACCGATTTTAATAGTGTCGCTTGCGCTGGTTGTTAAGCTACTCACACCGTCTGTGACTTGAGCCACACCTACTAATGCCTGATCTAAATTATTGGTCGTGTCGTCAATAAACCCATGGAAATCCGCTTGCGATAACGCTAGCGCTTTTGTATTGCTATCAACAGTTTGTGCGAATGTCGTAGTGTGGACTAACGATTTAAAGGGATTTGCAAAACCCCATAATACCGCCTGCAAGCTGGTTGCTAAAGTCGTGCGCATTGTACGAGGAAAACAATAATATGCATTATTAACCGCACCAGCTGGCACAAAAAACACACCATGCCCGAAGTAGCCCATATCTCCAGAGGTAAAAGGCGGTGTTGCCAATGTGGTAAATAACATTACGCCCTGTGGATAGGTGGTATCAGTTCTGTAGCTGGTTGTACTATCGACTCCGAAGGGTTCAAATTCAATCTGAATGACTCCTGTGTTTTGATCGCCATTTCCTAAATCGTCTACGGATATACCAGTATCATAATACAATATCCCACTTTGCGATATATCCGCACTATTGGCCGCCCTACCAGTATCCGCACCAATATTAATGCGATGTGCAAAACCCGTTTCTTCTGAAGATGTTAGATTAAATGTCGTGTAACCTTGCGCTGCTGTGCTTAAATCATCGGCAGTTATTTCTGTCCATGCTCCAGCACTGGGAGCGGCTGCGGTGGAAAACTTGAATTGAGCCATTATTTAGCCTCTAGTATAAATTGAGCATTAGCAGTGCCAGAAGCTGCTGCAATCGCCACAGATCCTATGCGCTGCACTTTTCCACTTGGTAAGCTGACCTCTAATAGCTGGTTAGCTGGAATCTCGATTCTGTCAGTAGGCACTGCAGCGCCATCTGATACACCAGACAGTACTAGATAAATAATAGCGTCACCACCTACTGTAATGGTGCGTGCTGTATCTGGTAGTGTGATCTCCTGCTGTGTGGTGCCTACACTGGCGATCACTTTTACTGTTGGATACTCGTTTATTGTTGAATAGTCTAATACTGCCATTTTGGACTCCTAGAATTTTGTGGGTGCTGGTAGGCCAAGTGCCTTGCGTGCGTGCTGCTTCACAAGGTCACGATTAGCCCGATAAAAATCAAAGTCTGTTTGTGCTCTGCGCAGTATGTCTGCACTGGTGCTGTTATCTGGTGCCTGCATCACACTGGCATTAGACGCTGGCGCCTGTACATTTAAAGCCTGCGCCATAACTGGGCTAACAGTGGCCTGCATTTCGCCTCTAGGCTTCTGGCTGGCCAGTGTGCTGGCTGGTGCCTCTGCAGTGGCCTGCTGGGCCTGTGCTGGCTGTGTCAGAGCCTGTAAATGTGGGCGCAGTACTGCAGGTGCTGTGTCTGGACTGCTGATCTGTGTCTGCAGCCATTCGCCTAGGTTGACTCTGTCCTTCTTTGGCAGGTTCTGCTGGCTCCGCTCAAATTGCCATTCTACAGCGTCACGCAGGTCTGGATCTGTAATGCCTATCTGTGCGATCGTGCTGTGCCTGTCGTATCGACTATTTGCAGACTCCAGCTGCGCACGCAGATCGGCCACAGTACCTGCTAGCCCTTCTGCTTCTGTTAGCCTGCTGGCGCTGCTGTCTAGCTGTGCCTGTAGCTGTGCTGCGTTATCCTCTGCAGATCGTAATTTCTCTGCCAGCTTATTTAGCCTGCTAGAGACGATCTGATCTACTGCGCTTTTTTCGATGTACTCGACACCTTCAATTACTTTTGTGGTCATGGTCTGTTACTCCTGTTTTAAAATCCAAACTCTGCACGCTGTGCTCTTATGTCTCGTAAATACGCCACAGCCTCTGCATCTGTCATATTGACATGAAGATCCTTTATGGCGTCGATCGGTGTTAGCAAGCCCTTGCTTAGTTTCTCGATCAAGTCTTCACGTTGTGCCTTTTGCTCTGTGTCTGATAGTGGGATCGCTTGGTACTCGATCGTGTAGCCAGACTCTGGCAGGCTCTGGCCTAGGAATCGATTAGCCATAATCGCAGCCAGCTCTATGGTCTGCAGGTCACCATATCGGAACAAGGGCGCATACTTGCGCTGTGCATCACGCTGGCCTGATCGACTAATCGCAATGGCATAGCCTGATCGGGGATCTCCGCTCATCTTTTGCACATCACTAGGATCAATGCCAAGTATAGCAGCGACTCTGCGCTCGTATTGCGTCACACTGCTGAACACTGAGACAGGATCAGCACCTGCATTAAACTGGCCGATCATGGGCTGGCCTACGCCTGCGATCTCTGTGTCGATCTGAAATACCAGAATACTAGCAGGATCTGAGGCGATCGCTGCTCTGCGTGCGGTTAGGTCTGTGTCATAAATACCAGCACCAGCAGGCTGCAGGCCAGCTACATAGCGCTGTGGATGGCTGCAGTCTCTCAAGACATGCACAGCAAATGTGTACAGGCATGCAGCTGTCAGGCTGCCGTACACTGCTTCACTGAGATCATAAGGGCTAAATAGATGGCCTGTCATGCTGGCATGGTACATGCTGTACGGTATGACGGGAGTCCCGTCTGCACGCCTGTAGGGATAGGCAGCACCAGAATAGTTAGACTCTGCCATGTACTCGCCTGTCACATCTCTGCCCAGCTCTCCGCCTGCCTCGACCTCTTGAATCCTGTAGATCGGATTATTGAGATCTCGCAGATCAAATACATCTGCAGTCCAGACAGGATCGCCAGTTTTCGTGTACCGTAGGCGCAGCTCATGAATTACATCTGGCACCATTGGATCGCCTGCTGGTGCTCTGGCAAATACCATGTCAGGAGTCACAGGGCGAAATAGAAGCCCGTCCCCTTTTGAGTTTACATCAACTCTGATCAGCATTTCACGCATGCCAAGTGTCATAGACTGCACACGCTGCATAAGGGGCCAGAGGCCAGCCCGATCGAGGTAGCCACCAGAGCCTAGCAAGCTGCTGGCATCTGCACTGCCACTAGGCAGGCCCACTGCTGGCTGGTCATTGTACAGTGCGCTTAAAGCGTCTACAGATGATTTAAACACATTGGACGAAAGATCCGACACGCCCCACGCAGCCCTGCGATCACTAGGTATGTGCTGTGCTAGTGTATTCTCTAGATCCTGCTGCCAGTCACCTATTAGCAGACGCCTGCGTAGTGCGCTGTGTTCCCATCTGCGCTGTGTGTACATGTCTAGCGCAGCAGGTTTAGCTGGTATACCAAATTCGCTTGTTTTCATTTTTGCCTACCTAAAGAGAATTTAGCCATTTTGGGCGCTCTGTACTGCTGATCTATAATCGGCATGGTCGCATAGCGCAGAGCATCAATTAGGTGTTTCCACTCTGACATGACATCCATGCGCCCACTGCGAGTCATGGCCCACATTTTAAGGCTCTTGATTGTTCTATCACATTTTGGATGTATTTGAAATCGACTTAAAGCCATAAGCTCATGTAACGCCTGACAGCCATAATAGACAGAATACGCTGGTTTATGTGCCATGCGAATAGCAAACGGGAGTCGCCCCCTTGGATAGCCTAGCACATGGCACATGGCCGCTGTGAGCATATTATTTGACATCCTGCCGCCATACTTATCGCCACCATGCGATCGATCGCCTATCCAGTATCGGATCTGCTTTAGCTCCAGCTTGTTACGCCTCACCATGCTAATTATGCCTCTGGCGTGTACCTCTGCACTGGCACCACCTGCTGTGTACTCGTCCAGCACATACACAAATGGCTTGCCGCCTTTTTTCATGTCTGAAATATCCACAGCCACCAGTATGGCCACCTCTGCATTAACCTGCGATCCGTGGTCAATACCGATCGCAAATATCCATTCAGATCCTTTGTGATTCGCTACATCACTGATCAGCTCATCTCTAAACTGCTCGAAGATTCGGCCATCTGGTACGCCAGCATCCCAGCTGCCATTCATGCGAGCTTCACGATCGATAGGCAGATACGACTGTGCCACCTGATCTATAGATTCCTGCGATAAAAGCGGGACTCCTGTGCCTACTGGAGTCACATTCTCTAGGTTTAAAGGTGCTGGGTGGTCTGTTATGGTGCCCTTCTCTACTAGATCTTTTATGTGGTCGCAAGGTATGCCGATCGGGGTCATGGTTATGCCCATT